GAGGGCGTTGTAGAGGGTAGTTTTGCAGGTGAGGGACGAGCAGTAGTCAACGTTAGCATCGGGCTGAACGACAAAGACCAACTCCTTGCAGGGGTGGTTGAAGTTCAACTTGATTTTGTTGGAGGAAGAACCGACGGATTCATCACCAGTGAACTGAAGCTGTTCAATGAGGTATTCGTGGGGGTTCTGGGCCATACGGCGGCGCTCATCAGTGTCCAAAAACACGTAGTCAACGTAGAGCGAGGCGGCAACCAAGGACTGGTTGTAGGCGGCGGTAACACGAGCGGATTTTCCGGAGGTGCAATTCATATCGCCAACAGCCCACAAGCACTCATCAATAGGGCGAAGGTCAAGGTTAATCTTGACTTCGTGGTATTGAAGGGCAATGAGGGGAAGAGCAAGACCGGGGTTTCGGCAATACCAGAACTGAAGGGGCACATAGAGGGTGGTTTCAGGGAGGGCATTGCGGGGCTCGCACACTTGAGTGGGAGCCGAGGACGAGCAGGGACCGTCAACAGCCGAGAAAGAGGGGTCAGTGATGAAGGTAAGCTGGGTGGTGTTACCGATCATACGGTAGTAACCACGTTCTTGTTCCTTGGAAAGGGTAAGCTGGTTCCACAAGTGCATCCAGTCACCATATTGACGGTCAATGCGCTGACCACCGATTTCAACCTCAACCTGGGAGATCATTTGCTCACCAGGGAAGTCAAGCCAGCGGGCCCACACACCAGTAGTGGCCTCACCGCTGGTGTTGATCATGCTTTGGTTGATTTCGGGTAAAGTCACCTGCAGGTAGGTGCGGTAAGCCAAATCACCATTGCGGCTGATGGTGCAGGTCACACGGCGACCAAAGTCGGCTTGACCGTTAAAAGTCTGCTCAATGGATTCCATAGAGAAGTTAGTGTGGCGACGGTAAGTCACCTTCCAGAAGGTAATCTGGGGATTACCAGTAAGGTAAACGTCTTGAGCGCCATAGGCTACGAGTTGCATCAAACCTCCTCCCATTGTGTTATACTATTGCTAAAGAAAAAAAAATCATGGAAAAATAATTAATTAACTTAATTATTTTTTATAAAAAACATTGATTATTTTTATAAAAACATTGATTATTTTTATAAAATTATATATAATCCTATTTTGTATTTATTGAATTTAAATTAGATTTAATAAAGTTGTTCAAATATGTGTCTAAATATACCTCTTTTTTCCCCTCATGTTTTTTTGTAAAGTAAAATTTATTTTCTTTTTTTTTTACACACCATCCTGACTCTAAAGCATTCCAAATAAATGACATTTTTTGAAATTGTATAAAATCAATATTCATATTAGATGAAACATTTATATCAAAATCCATTATTAGGAATAGAAGAGAAAACATTAATTATTTCTAAACCAAATAATATTGTTTTTGCTTAAATAAAAGGTATATACATATAATTATATATGCCAACATTTAAACCTAAAAATTTGAAAAAAATTGTGTTATCCAAAAAAAATATAACTACAGTAGATAGTAAACACAGGGAAATAGTTGAAGATATAAATAATACAAAAGAAAATGAACTTCCACAATTAATAAATGAAAAGAAAGAACTAAATCATTTATTAAAAGTTGGAAATATTACTATAGATAAAGAATTGGAAATAAAAGATCGGATTAAAATATTGAAAAAGGAAATATTATTAATGAAGAAAAGAGAAAAAGATTATTATCTTAATAATTCTTCATATGTATTTGATTATTTTGAAAATAAAAAGAAAATTGCCGAAAATGAAAATAAAACAACATTGTTGGACAATTTTTTCAAAATAAAATCAGACGATACTACACTAAGTGACGAACTTTCAAATGAAAAGAAAAATATACAAACATATATGAGAAATGTTGATGAAGGTTTTCTAGATATTAATAATTTTATATTAGAAACGGATATTTGTAATATATGCAATAAAGGTGAAATGATTGCTGTTGATTATGAAGGAATCATGATATGTAATAATTGTTCAACAAGCGTTAAATATTTAGTTGAAAATGAAAAACCTTCATATAAAGAACCACCTAAAGAAGTATGTTTTTATGCTTATAAAAGAATTAACCATTTTCGTGAAATTTTGGCGCAATTTCAAGCAAAAGAAACTACACAAATCCCAGATGAAGTTATTGAGAATATCATTCAACAAATTAAAAAAGAGAGAGTTGATATTTATCAATTAACCAATAAAAGAACAAAAGATATACTAAAAAAGTTGGGGTATAATAAATACTATGAACATATACCATTTATAAAAGATAAATTGGGTATAAAACCACCAATAATGAGCTCTGATTTGGAAACTACTTTATGTAATTTATTTATGGATATTCAAGGACCATATGCTAAATATTGTCCGGACGATAGAGTAAATTTCTTGAATTATTATTATACAGTTTATAAATTATGTGAATTATTAAATCAGCATCATTTTCTTCCTTATTTTCCAATGTTAAAAGATAGAGAAAAACGAATTGAACAAGACGAAATATGGAAAAATATTTGTGAAGATCTAGGATGGGAATATATACCGACAATATAGTATTTATTATAGTATTTATTATAGTATTTATTATAAAAATATTTTCAATAATAAATCATATATAATTATTGAAAAAAAATGTTAAACTATTTAAAAACCTCCAGGGAAGTTGACTAAATTAGCGCCGATACCGAAACCGGCACCAGAGCGAGCACTAACACCCATACTGGGGACATACGTATCCAAGATACTAAATGTCGCGGCAGCAGTGAGAGCAATAAGGGCAATTTCATCAAACTTGAGGGATTGCTGAGGAATGGCAAAGGCGGCGATCGCAACCATTAAACCTTCCACTAAATACTTAATAGCTCTTTTAATTAACTCCTTTGCGTCAATACCTAACATATTTATACTAACTATAAAGAAAAAATATTTTATTATTAATAATTAATTATACTTTTTTAAATTATATTTAATTATATAAAACTATATAACTTTGTATATAAAACAACTTAAAATATTGTCATTATTTATAATTATATAAAATGAGTGACAATAAAGATAGTTTTCCTCATCGTATTAACCCTGATGGTACGGTTAATAACAATTATGTGGATGTATTAGATGAAGATAAGCCAATTGCCGGACAAAAGTTTGCATGTGTTTCTTTTATTTCCCCTGAAAAAATCATTAAACAACGCGAAATGTATAATTTCCAACAATTCCTAAAACAGTGGGATATGAATAAATCTATTGAGAAATTCAATCAATTCTTGAGTTTTGTTTCTTATAAATACAATTTAAATTTTGATAATGTTTCTAAAGATTTACAAGATTTTTGTAAGGACGAAAAGGAAAGTATTACAGCTTCTTCGGTAGAAGATGATTTTAAATCTTTTATTGATATGAATGATGAACGTTTGCTGGAAGAGTTTAGTAAAGAACACAAATTTCAGACGAGTGTGCGTGGATTAAAGGTGCGTGGTTCTTATCCTACACAAGAAGAAGCCGAAATGCGCTGTAAGCTCTTGCGTGAAGTTGATCCTAATCATGATGTGTATGTTGGACCAGTTGGTATGTGGATGCCATTTCACCCTGAATCTTACAAAACCGGACGGGTTGAATATATGGAAGATGAATTGAATCAGTTGATGCAAGAAAAGACTAAGAATGAATCTTCGGCAAAGGTTGAATTTGACAAGCGTATCAAGGAATCTAAACAAAAGGCAATTGAAGACAACAAGAAAAAAGCAATTGAAAGTGGTAATGTGTTAACGCAAACAATTGATGATGACGGAAACTTAATTAGTGCTAAGGACGTTGATGAACACGGCGAACAAAAGGAAATTTCGGTTGCGGATTTGCGTAAGGAATTGTTTGATGGTGAAAATGTGGTTACTGGTAAGCACTCTGATCACGGTCTTGGTAATGTAGCAAAGATTCGGGAGTTGCCGACGGAAATGCTAGATGCTCTTAAGGAAGTGGAAGGGAAGATGGCAGAGGAAAAGGCAAAGGAAGAATAAATATTAAAACTTTATATAACCTTATATAGCATATAATATTACGCGTTAAGTTCAACAATAATATTATATATGATTATTACATAATAGTATAAGATGGCACAAACGAAAGAGTTGATTGATTTTCATTTACGTATTCAAAAATCGGTTACGGCGATTATGAAAGATGGCAAAATTGACCAGAATGATATTCCTGAAATTATGTTGTTGATTACTGATTTATTAATGGCGCCAGCGAGCCCTAAAATGACGGTTGAAG